AATACCGAGGGCGATACCCTCGTAAAAGCCGCCGTGCAGGACACGATCAGCAGCGCGCTGGCCTTTGGGGCCATCCAGCCCGGTGTCAGCCTGACAACCGCGCAGAAACAGCAGATCGCCAATGCGGCGGGGGTTGCGGCGGCTGCGGACGCGGTTGCCGCGCAGGGCTGGTATTTCCAGCCTGGTGTGTCCACGGCGGCGGCCTCCTACCGTGTGGCCCGCACAACGCCGCCCGCGCGGCTGTGGTACGCCGATGGGCAGAGCGTGCAGGCCATTCAGCTCAGCAGTGTCGAGGTGCAGTAAGCATGGCGTACGATATTACGGCGGCTAATGCCGTTTTTACCATTACCGTGGCGGGGCTGTACAACGCGCCTATCACGCTTCAGAACTTTGCGGCCGATCAGGCGTGGGATACGGCGGAGCAGAACTGCGCTGAAACCGAAATGTCGGTGGATGGCTATCTTAACACGGGCTGGACGCCTGCGCCGGTTGATCAGGCCATTCATTTTTCGGCCGGGAGCGAAAGCGTTCTGGTTTTCGAGGCCATTATGGCGGCCCAGCAGACGGCGCGCGCCCTGTTCCGGCTGGGGGGTGAGCTGACGCTCACGGGCACCGGGCGGCGCTATACCATGGTCAATGGCGTGCTGCGTGCGATGGCTGTTGCGCCGTCTGCCGGGCGGGTGCTGCACCCGCGTAGCTTTGCCATCCGGTGGCAGTCTGTCTGGCCGGCAGGTGTCTGATGGCGGTGCGTGAAGTCACGCTGAGCGTGCCGATGGAAGGCGCTGACCATAACAAGCGTTTTGTCATTACCCGTATGTCCGCCTTCGAGGCGGACAGATGGGGCCGGCACTGCCTGCAGGCTGCCCTGCAGTGCGGTGCCGACCTGACGGACATCACCCCGGAGGATGGGCTGGCGGGGCTGGCGGCGGCGGGTATCGGCCTGTTTGCCGCCATGGAACCCGAGCGGATGGACAGTCTGCTGGAGCGGCTGATGCGCTGTGTCAGCGTGCAGCCAGACCCGGCCAATCCCGCCTTGCGCCGCCCGCTGCATGAAAGCGACATTGAGGAAATTCCCACCGTGGGCTGGCTCCAGAAGGAAGCCTTCGCCCTGCATGTGGATTTTTTCAGGGGCGTCGGCCTGTTGTTCTCCCCTCCCGCGCAGGCGGGCGGGGCGAAGGACAGCCCGCCGCCCGGTGCGTGAATGTAAGCGAAAGACTGGCGCTGGTTGTCTCGGAAGGGCTGGCAAGCCTGAACGATCTGCAAACCCTTTATGACAGCGAAGATTTTGAGATGCTTCTTGAAATGTCGCTGATCAGGCGATGGAACCGCTGAGCGATGGCAATGGCGTATGACAGCCTGCCGGGCATGATCCAGCCCGGCCCAGCGTGGGAGCCTGCCGATCTTGCATGGCAGTTGCTGGATATTTTCAGGTGTGCCCGGCGGATCATGCACGGCGGTGGTGCCGCGCCTTCTGGTGGCATGGGGGGTGCGGCAGTGCCGGGCGTCTCAGCGCCTGCGGTGCGGCAGGCCCTGTACCGGATGGAGGGCGAGGGTTTGCCGTCCGGTGCGGATGGCGCGGTATTCCCTATGGCCGAGGGCGGGGCTTTTCGGTTGAGGCAAGGTGTGTCCGGGCGCAGGCTCGGCCAGTCTGGCGGGGGCCTATGGCCGGGCCTTGCCGCGGCGCGGGCGGCAAGGCGGATGGATACGGCCCGGCGCGCGCAGGTGGTTGCAGCGGGTGCCATGGCACGGCAGAGCGGGCCTATGGCGGCGGATATTCTGCCGTGGGCAGAGGCTCCGGCTACGCTAGGCGTGCGGCGATCCATCCGGCTGGGGGGCAGGCCATCCGCCCTTGCGGCGGTTTATTCGAAGGACGAAGGGGGAGGCTGGAGCCTGCATGGTGGCCAGAGCGGCACTGTCCCCCGCGCGCTGCCCGGCAGCGTATCCGGCGCTCGGTCGGGTGCTCTGCCTGGCGCTCTGTCTGGTCGTTCGGCAGGTGTTCTGTCCGTCCGTCGCCGGGGAGTCAGGCATGGTTTGGCGAGTGAGCGTGGCGGGTTCTGGCCCGGCCTGAGTGGCGCGGGTGTCAGCGGGCCGCGGGCATGGGGTGTTGCTACGGGGATGGGGCGCGTTATGCAGGTGCTGTCCGGGGCGGGTGCGGGGCCTATGGCGGACACGCTCGCGCTTGCGGTTCTGCGCGCGAGACTGCCCTATGCGCTGGCTACCGATGGCCAGCCGGAGCGGGCGTACGGGTTCGGGCCTGACGGGCAGCTCGGCTTTTCTGCTCCGTGGGCAGGAGCGGCATCGGGCGCGGGTCAGTTTGACCCGATGGCTCTGCCCTCGCAGGGGAACAGGGCCTATGTCAGCGGCATGAACACGGCGGTGCAGGCGGCTATGACCCGAACCGCCCTGGCACCCGTTGTATCCGAACAGCGGCGCAACACCGTTGCCGGACGTGAAGCACCTTTGGATACGCGCGCTCAAAGGGCGGCGTTTTCATCTCTGGGCGCGGAGGGCGCGCGAAGCGTGTCCAGCCTCAAGGCGCAGGCCCGGTATGCCAATATGGGCATGAGATAGCAGCCTGCCCCTGTTATTCTGATTGATGAAAGTATGTGGCCATGGCGATGAATTTGGTGTCCCTGCCCGCCGCGTGGGATATTCCCGTGGCGCTCGGGGTGCCCGGATTGCTGGGGCAGTCCTCTACGGCAGGTGTTGCGGCTTCGGCCTCCACGGTTCTGGCGTCCATGCTGGATGATACGCGTATCATGCTGGCAGATGCCCAGTGGGGTATTTTTACGGCCGATAACCAGCCGGTGCTGACATCGGGGCGCGTACGGGCGCTGGATGTGCAGGCGAGCAGCTATGTTTGCGATGCGCCTCAGGAGCAGGGGGCGTTTCTGTCCTATAACAAGGTGCGCCAGCCCAGTCAGTACAGGGTGGAAATGCTGTGCGATGGCTCAGGCCCGGTGTTTGGTGCAGCAGCCGGAGGGAGCGGCGTGCTGGAAAGCCTGCTGGCGGCCACGGGGCTGGTCGGCCCGTCAGCCGATATGCTGATGCGGCGTGGATTCCTGCAAACGCTTGAAGCGCTCGTGGATGATCTGAACCTGTACAGTGTGGTCACGCCGGAAGTCACCTATTCCAACGTGAACGTGCAGAGCTACAGTCTGCGGCGCGAGGCCCAGCATGGCGTGACGTTGCTTTGGGCCGGGATCACGTTGCAGGAAATCCGGCTCGACACCACAACAAGCCCCGGCACGGCCTCGCCTGCCGGGCAGGCCATGCAGTCCGGTGGGGCGGTGCAGGCGGCTGACTCCACGCTGGATACGGCGGCGCTGTTCTGATGACGGCTGTTTCTATTCCACTCAACGCGGTGGCGTATCAGAGCCTGAGCGTACCGCTTTCGGGGCATGTCATTCGTCTGGTGTTGCAGCAGCGCGGCACCGGGCTGTTTGCCTCGCTGTGGTGCGATGGCACGGCCTGCCTGCTGGGGGTGCTGTGTCAGGATCGGACCTGGCTTGTGCGTAAGGCCTGTTACGGCCTGCCGGGCGATTTTGCCTTTGTCGATACCGAGGGCACGGACGACCCGGATTACACCGGACTGGCCGGGCGGTTCGTGCTTGTTTACGAGGAGGGGCGCAATGTCTGACAGCGCAGGGGCCAATACCGCGCTGGCGGCGCGGCGGATTGATGTGGCGTTCACCTTCGCGCCTGATCCCTCGCAGGGGGTGGGTGCCGGTGCCGGGGCGGAAACCGTAACGCTCAGCGATTACCGCGTGGCGTGTCAGGTGCTCAGCACCGGGCTGGAAACCGGCATGGTCTGCACCCTGCGGATAGAGGGGATGCCCCCGACACTGGTTAACCGGCTTTCCGCTGCACAGGTGGGTGTGGTGGCGCAGGGCCGCAACAGCGTGACTGTCATGGCCGGAGAGGCCGAGGCCGCCCGGCCTGTGATTTTTTCAGGCGGCATTGTCGAGGCGTTCGTGGAATACGAAACCACGCCCGATGCGGTGTTTGTGGTGCAGGCGCATTCCATCGCCCTGCCTGCTGCCCTGCCAGTCAGCCCGACGTCCTTCGGGCGCGATGCGTCGGTGGCCACCATCATGGCAGCCATTGCGGCCAAGGCCGGGCTAGGTTTTGTCAATAACGGCGTGCAAACCGTGCTCAGGGGCGGGGTGTATTACAAGGGGGCTGCCACCGAGCAGATAGATGCCTGCGCCCGCGCTGGCGGGGTTAGCTACCATATCGGCATGGGGCGTTTGTGTATCTGGCCTTTTTCCATGGAAGCGGCTCGGGAAGCCGCTGTGCCGGTTTCTGTCGCCACGGGGCTGATAGGTTATCCCGCCTACAGCCAGTATGGGGTGGGGCTGCGGATGCTGTTTAATCCGGGCATCGGTTTTCGTGATACCATCAGCTTGCAGAGTGCCGGCTCGTCCGCGCAGGGGGTCGCTCTCCCGGCAACCGGGCTGTGGGTGGTGCAGAGCGTGCAGCATAGGCTGCAAAGCGGGCGCACGCAGGGGCCGTGGTTTACTCTGATAGAGGCGGCAAGGCCAGACCTTGCCGGGCAGGGCTTTGCACAATAGGCTGATTGGCACGCAGCGGCCAGAGGACAGCGCGAGCGACTTCAACGCGATGAATGCCGTAATCAGGCGTCTTCTATCCATGATGGGCGCCAACCTGCCCGTTCGTGTGGTGGCGGTGCATGGCGAGGGCCTGAACCCGGTGGGGTTTGTGGATGTGCAGCCCATGGTGCACCAGCAGGATGGCGCGGGCCGCACCGTACCGCACGGTATTCTCTACAACGTGCCCTATATCCGCCTGCAGGGCGGCGCGCGGGCATTCCTGTGTGACCCGGCGGTGGGGGATATTGGGCTTATCATCATCTGCGGGCGCGATATTTCCACCGTCAAGACCACGCGCGATGCCGCCGCTCCCGGCTCATTCCGCCAGCATGACATGGCCGATGCTCTGTACCTTGGCGGCCTGCTGAACGCCGCGCCAAAGGAGTATATCGG